GCGTGCTGTGTACGTCCGCCCGGCATGACACGCTCGCGGTATACGTTGAGCAACCGGGAGGGGTTGGCCGCAATATTGTCGCTGTCCTGCGCGGACTGTCCGACAAGCTCATAAGGCGGCATTAGTAGTATGCCGCCCTGTCATTGGCCTGGCGCTCTGCTGTGGTCACAGTGCCGTCGCTATCGTAGTCTGCCGGGTCGGCCCGATCATCGGGGAAGGCATAGGCCCGCAATCGCGCAATCGCACGGCTGCGGCGCACCTTATTCATCTGATAATGGCGCTGAATATCTGCCGCCAAGCAAAGTCCAAGCGGGATGAATGCCGCGTCTGGCGTCTCATCAAGTGTCCATGTGAACGCCATGCCGTGAACTGTCTTCAGTTCCTCAAAAAGCGCGTCCAGAACGCCGCCCGCATATGTGATCTGCTCCGTAGACGGATCCTCATCCACGGACAGAACGCTAAGCTCGCGGTGGGCCTGCGCGATGATCTCAGTCCGCGTTTTTGTCATTCTTTTTTGCCCTTGCCTTCACTTCTGCAAAGCCCATCTTCATGACCTTTTCGGCCAAAGCTGCGTCATCAACGGTCACAGCCTTGCCAGCGGGGAATTTTACGCCGCGAATAGTCATATCCGCGCTAGTTGTGTTTTTGATTTTCATGGGGCTTGCTCCTAAGCATAGCAAAGGGGCCAGTTTCCCGGCCCCTCAAGATGATTAGGCGTCAGCCACGGAAGCGAAATAGCCAGTCAAGACACCGTGGTCCTTCAGATCGTCCGTGTCGTTAGACCCGGAGCCGAACAGCATTTTCTCAAAGCCGCCCATTTCCATGATCGCGCAACCCTTCTTCCGCTTGTAGTCAAAGAGTTCTTCTTCCGACTTCCAGCGGGACGCCACGCCGTAACCCACTGCCTGCGCACCGCAGAAGTAAACCGGCGCAACATCAATGCTGCCAGCGCCAGCGCCCGAAATAACGCCAATGTCTTCAATCTCCTTGAAGATCATGCCGTCCCACTCAATGTCACCACCCCGGAACAGCTTGTTATTCTGCATCCGCAGGGAAACATCGCGCTGCGCTTGCGTGATGGTCGCGTCAGCTTTCAAGTCGCGGAAAACCAGCGACGGCACATAGACAACGTAGAAATACCGCTGATCCCCCTCAGAGCGAACCGGGTGGATTTTCGGGCTAGCCGTCCGCGCCATGCGCTTCATAAGCGATGCCGCGTTAGACGTCAGCTTGTCGGCAGTGTTGTCAATGTTCGCCAGAGACGCGGAGTGGTCATTGCTGGAGTTGTTGGCCTTTGCCGCCCCAAACAGAACCCGGTCCGCGTTATCAGCAAGCCAAGCATCTTTCTGCGCTTCGCTCGCTGTCCCGTAGGCCACGCCATTGATCGAGCCAAGGGCCGTAATGATGCGATCCCGGGTGTCTTCCATTGCCCACGTTTGCAAAGCCATTTTCGCGGCTTTGCGAAGGTCAATAGAACTGATCTGGTTGTCCCACGAAGACGAACGAACGCCGTTTGCGCGATCCTTGATGGTCAGCTTGAAAGAGCGGCTGTCCATATCTTCTTCGTTGCCCTCAAGCGTGGCGCCGTTTTCGACGCCGTTGCCGGTCAGGCGGTTGACAAGAGCGAAGGTAACACTGTCACCCTTTTTCTTGCCGGACAGATCCTCCTTGATGTGGATAATGCTGTTTTCCGTACGCCCCATATCTGAAGCGAAGCGATTGCCTTGGACGTGTTCAACAAAAAACTTGTCGTCCCATTGCTGGACCGTAAGGCCCGTTGCTGCTGTGGATTCGGCCATTTCTGGACCTCCTAGTTAGCCGACGATTTCCTCAAGGGGCGTCGGCCCGTTCCAAGTCGGCGCTCTGCCGCCCGTGGAACCTGTTGCGTTGGCAAGCGAAGGCGCAGCCATTTGCGCTTTCTGCTGTGCCGTTGAAGCGACCATTTCCGCTTGGATCTTTTGGCGCAACTCTGCCTCAAGCTTCGCACGATACGCCGCAGGGTCGTCACCGACCTCGCGTCGAACTTGCTCGCCCTGATGCCAGTCAACCACTCGCCCCCACGGATCAGGACCATTACGAAACTGATCAATGTTGCCAGCAGCCTTGGCTGCCGCAAACGCCGCGTTAACAACTTCGTCACCGTGGCGCGTTCGGGCCTTCATTTCAGACATTTCAGCCGCAAAGTGTGCCTGCGTCACCGCAAGCTGTTGCTGCAAATGCTGTGTGTAGCCTTCGGGGTTTTCCAGAACATCCGGGGGGGGCGGTGGTGCAGCGGGTGGCTGCAATTGCGCTTTCAAGTCCCGGATTTCCTGACGAAGATCCTGCACGACAGGCAGGGGGACCATTACAGGCTCCTGCGGTCGCGTGCTGGCTTCAGTGGATGAGGACTCTGGCGCTGCTTCCGGCGTTGCCTCCGGTTGCGGCGCTAGATCTTGAGTTGCTTCCGGCTCGGCTGCGGGTGCAGCATCATCGCCCGGAAAAATTTGCTCCAATTCGGTCATGGTATCACCTATCGCTGTGAATTGCGGAAACGCCCTTATCGTTGGCGGCACGTGTTCGCCCGATTACGCACGGCGGCTGCGGAACGCCCGATAGACCCCGGCGGCGGGTTAGTACCCAGAAGCTAGGCGCTGCGCCTCAATGGCGGTCTTTTCCGCCTCGGCTTGCGTCTTCGCCACTTGGGCCTGCATTCCTTGAGTCTGCAACTCACCCGCCGGATTGGCTTGGGCTTGCTGCAACATTTCAAGCAATTTCTCTTTTTTCTTCTGGGGTAGCACAGGATCCGCTTCGATAAGCACCTGCGGCGGAAGCGTCGGGCCGTATTTCATAAGGGCCTCGAAGATTTCCCCTTCCAGCGTCACCCGGTCCGGCACCTCTTCAATGACAATATCAACGTCCAGCTCCTCTACGCTGTTCTCCACGCCTACGGGCGCTTGTAAGCGCGGATCACCGGGAACAAGGCGGGCCTGCATCGCAACCATTTGCGCTTGTTCAGGCGGCATTTTACCCAATGCTTCCTCAAGCGTAATCGGACGATTCAAACCGACAAACCGCGCACCGGCTTCATCGTCCGTCACCCGAACCCACCGTTCTTCAGTCCAGAACTGCTTGATCCGCATCCAAATGTGGCGATAGACCTCACGAGTGAAGCTGTGAAGCTTGTCCGATAAGCTGGCGATTTCGATCATTCCACCCTGCTGGCGCGCAAGAACGGCTCGACCACTCGCGCTTTCCCCGGTCTCCCCGGCAAGAGCCGCATTTGCCCCCAACATGTCAATTTCCTCTTTGGCTTCCTGCATTAGCTGCATTTGAGCCGCAATCTGATCATTGGTCGGGATTATTTCGAAAGGCCTCATGCCGACGCGCGCGGCGTCCTCAAGGGCCTCTGCCGTAATCTCAATGTGCCCGTCAGCCTTTGCAAGCTCACGCTTCATGTCTGTAACGCTGTCAACCGCCCCCTTAACGCCCATTGTCTGACGCGAAGAAATGCCAAAAAGAGCCTTAGAACGGCGCTTGTTGATTTCGTCCTGTATGTCGAACATGTCGCGGACGATGCCGTAACGCTCATTGTCGCGACCTACGTGTGACGCCTGCATGATAAGCGGGCAAACGGACAAGCCGTCCTCATCAACGTAAGGGCTTTGACCCCCGTCAAGCTTGTGGCCTTTGATCCACTTGCACCAGTACCAGCCGCCGTCTTTCTTGTACCAGGTCAAGAAGATGCGGACGCGCCTTCTTTTCGGATCGGCCCAATGGTAGAAGGACGGGCGGTCGTCGTGCGTCTCCTGCCCCCGGCTTTCCGTGTATAGACTTTCCAACTGCGCCTTACCCTTCGGGTTCTCGGCTAGAAAGTCGTCCTCATCAAGCCAGATCACAACGCCCTTATAGCGCGCGTCCGAAAAGTCCGGCCTGCGGCTGTGAGGGTCGTAAAAAAGCCGGTCCCATGGATATTGGCGCAATGCCACCTCAACCCCGCGACGGCCTTGCTCGTGCACGACCTCAACGCCGCCGAAGCCCTCGACTAAAAAGTTGTCGTAGACGTCCGACCGAATTGTGTCCCAGTCGTTGTTATCGCAGACAAAGCGGATTGCGTCTGTTGCGCACTCTGCGCCCTCTGCGTGCTGTGGGCTGCGAGGAAACGCCTTCGGGTCGGTCCTCTGTTTGACCTCCAACCCCTTCAGCCACTCAATCTTGCGCCGAACACGGTTGTTAACAACTGGCGGCTGACCCCGGCGCTTTAGTTCGGTGACTTCCTTAGAGGTTAGCTGATTGCCGTCACGGTAATCGCGGGCGCGCTCTGCTTCCTGACGTGCGTCGTAGGTTGCGCTCTCGTAAGCCTCGAACTGGCTTGCTAGGCGGCTGATTAGATCGTCTTCCAATTCACGCCCCCATCTTCCTTGAAATAGCCCCGGCGCGGCGCTTCGCCCGCCTTAACCGTGTCAGTGATCAACTTGCCCTTGCGGTGCAGGCCCTCGCACCCATAGCGGAGCGCGTCGATTACGTGGTTATTCTTGTCTTCGATCACGGGGAGAATTTCGCCCGTGCGTGAGTCCGTCTTGTAGGCGTAGCGCTGAAACTCGCGCCTTGTGTTTGCGCAACTGGGATGGATTACAACATCAAAAGACTGAATGAACGAAACACCGTCTTCAACTGACCCCTTGCCCTTTTTCGCCGCTCTGATCTTGCGAATGCCGTGCCTCCGGCAATAGTCGATTATCTCCGGCCGCGCGTTGTCAGCCCTGACTGGCCACTTAGCCGCATCGGGAAGGCCCGCTATGAATGTCGGGTGCGCCTCCATCGGCAAGCCTAGCTCGTAAACCTCGTTCCGTATGTAGAGCGTCTTCTTGTCCGGGAAGCAGAACCGAACGCCCGCCGCTGGATCATTCGAAAAGCCCCAATCGACACCATAGAACCAGACCACATTGGCCGGCGGTTTAATCTCGCCCTGCCGGAAGTTGCGGAACACACGGGCTTCGCTTAACCCACGATAGGCTCCATTCCAAACATGTTCGTATTTGTCAGGATCCCGCGCCTTGTCGCGCTCCATCTCGCCCCGAAGGACATTAGGGAACCAAGGGTTATCGTTCCAATTTACGGTGCGGCAGATGAAGTCTGCGCCCTCTTGACGCATGAACACATCTACCGGGTCTTCCTCACTCTCCGGATTCCATGAAAACCATATCTCCGCTCCGGGCTTCCTCATTGTCGGCGTAAGCAGTTCAAGCGACTTTGCAGAAAGTGTCTGTGCTTCTTCAACCCAAGCCACGTCGAAACCCTCCAGCGACTTGATGCTTGCCGCCGTGTGGTTCTGCATCCCCTTGAAGATGATCCGCGAGCCATTCGCACCAGCTATTTCCGTTTCGGTCGTCTTGAAAAAAGCGGAAAGCCCGTAGGCCCCGATTTTGTCTTCCAGTAGCTGCTTGACGCTATCTGCAATTGAGCGCTGCACCTCACGAATGCAAACAGCGCGGAATCCTTCCTCTGATGCGGCGCGCAATATGAGGTGCCCGGCGAAGCAATGGGACTTCCCAGATCCGCGACCACCGCGCAGGCCCTTGCTGCGGCATGGCTCAAAGTATTCCCGATAGTATTCAGGAAACTCAATCTGCGGACTTGAATCCAACATTCAACGCTAAAGGGATGCTTTCCCCATCTGGCCCGGCGTGTTCATTTCGGGCGATTGCCTTGCCGTCGATGCGGTCACCGACCTCTTTCATCGCCATTATGTCACCTTCTGCCGCCATGCGGACAAGGTTGTCGGCTATAATATTGAGGCGTTTGGCCTTTTTGCCCGGAGTGTTGGGGTCTTCCATCTCGCGCATTGCCGCCATGCGGATAGCTTGAGACCATAGCTTGTCTGACTTAGGTCCGGGCATTAGGAAGCCGCAACCGCCATCTTGTCGCCAGCCTCTAGATTGACAAAATCCAGCGTTGCCCCGCTTGGGATGTAATGCCCGTTTGTTGCGGAAGGCGTCCCCGGCGTTGCTGCGAAAACAACATAGACAGCAGATGTGGCAGTAACGCGAGCGACGTTACCCCTGGCGGCAACCGCTGTGCTTGTCGCGCCGTCTGCGACAAGCTCGCTCGCTTGTGGCTTCGCCGATATGGCGGGAACGATCCCTTCCATTGGCTTACAAAATGCAACATGCGCTGGCATATTCGGCCCTCACTGCTTGTTGGTGATGTCTCTGAAATTGCAGTAGCACCGGGCGACCCCTCGGCCCCCAGTGACACCGACATGACCGCCGCTCGTTCGGGCTGGTGCATGTAACGGGGCAAACATACCATATCTGGTGTTGTAGTCAACCTGCGCGAACATCCAGAGGGTCAAC